GGACCAGATGACACATTTGGAACTTGACTCAATGTTGTTGCAAGTGAGTTTATTGTTCCTAACAAACTCATGTATCCAGGCAAGCCAGGAACTACAACTCCTCCTGGAGAACTAGGTGAAGTGGGTACAGCAAAGTCACTACCATAATATGATGTGTTCCCTAAAGCCGACCATGGTGATGTTCCAGCTGGTAGTTCACTTATACACATACCACTTTGTCTATTTGTAAGATAAGTGACATCTTTGAGTACGTCTTCTGTAAGTTTAATCTGTCTTATTTCATCATCAGTAAGTTTTCTAGTAGGTTGTCCGGGTCCAATTAAACTACCATCAACTTCAGCTCTTAAAGAATGTGTTGCATGATCCCAGTTGTCTGGTAGTCCTGCTTTTTGTTCTTGTATCTTTTCATTGATTTGTCTAATTGTACTATCATGTGGATTCTGAAAACCAGCGTATGCTTTACAAGTTCTTCCAAAAGGATCAACGTGATCAACTATATTCAAAGCACCACTTGAGAACAATGCTTTTTGTGTGTCACTAATTTTACTCGATTTTGGAATTATGCTATCTGGAAAATTTAAACTATCTGGATATGCACCACTTATTGTTTTACCTGCCATATTATCCTCCTGCGTAAACGTTTCCGGAACCAGTGGATACTTGGCTTCCACAAGCAACCGGGTCGCCTATTCTACCTATCTGTAATTCTTCAACGTAGACCGTACTTGATCCTGCGGCTAATGTACTTCCATGGAGACAGTGAATCGACCAACTGTCTGATTGTCTATGTACTGGTATGTCGTTGACAAACACAGTTCCACTCGCACCATTACTTGGTCTCGAAGGACATGGTCCATGCCCTGTACAACTATCGCCTAATCTAGTTACTGCTGACATAATAGTATTTATGTACTATTATTTTGAGCGTATTATTGGATAATTTTTTGCTTTTCTTCAGGCGTTGGCATTTTTATACTTGAAACAGTTTGCTGATATTGACTTGTAGCAACTGAGTTTGCTTTTGTAATTGTTATTACTTTATCAGTTGATATTACAATTACGTCTTCAATATCTTGCATCATGATATACTGACTCATTGCTAAACCTTTTGGAGTGTGAACTATCATCATAGGTTTTGATAACTTGATATTGTCCATATCTCCTTCGGCTAATTTAGCAATAACTTCTTCACCTGTTACGAGCTTTAATACAACTATGTCACCGTTTTCGTGCTTCTTATTATATAACATTATAGTTTAAAGTCCTTAAATGTGTCTTTCGTCACATCTTGTTTTACACCACCAACGATATAACTTTCAACTTCAGTTTCTTGCGGAGCAACTTGTAGTCCCGCAGATGATAACCAATGCTGTGTCCATGGCAGTGGGTTTTGGTTTACCGGTTGATCAAAGATCGGATCCAATCCGATAGCTTTCAACCTTTTATTAGCAATGAACTCAACATACTGGCCTAACAGTAATTCGTTAAGACCAATTATTGATCCATCTTTCATAAGATGATGTGCCCATGCTTTTTCTTCTTCAACGCAGAGTCTGTACATATTATAAACTTCATCTTTGTTCTCGTTTACAATTTTTAACATCTCTGGGTCATCACCTTGTTGCCAATTTTTTATAATATGTGTACTCAATGCCAAATGTTGTGATTCATCTCTAGCAATCAACGAAATGATTTTAGCAGAACCTTCCATCAGTTTAAGTTCACCAAATGCAAATGTACAAGCGAATGAAACATAAAATCTTAATCCTTCTAAGATGTTTACGTTTACCATTGCAAGATACAATTGCTTTTTAACTTCTTTTATATCACCTTTACCTTTGTGAAAATAGTCATCTGTCAACTCAGTGAATCTGTCATAATTTTTTGTAACTGATATTGCTCTTTTTACGATTTGTTCATCGTTTAAAATAGTGTCAAACACTTCAGATGGATCAGCATACACATTTTTCATGATATGTGTGTATGAACGTGAATGGATCGTTTCAAAGAAGTCCCATGTGATAATACAACCTTCTAGTTCTGGATTTGATACATAAGGTAAAAAAGCCAAACTTGGTCCTCTACCTTGAACACTGTCTAACAGTGTTTGGTATTTTAAGTTTGAAGTAAAAATATGCTTCTGTTCAGGTCTGAAACTTGCATAGTCGGCCCTGTCTTTTTGCAATGATACTTCTTCTGGTCTCCAAAAATATCCTAACATAGTTTGATTAAGTTTATCAAACTGTGGATATTTGAATACATCGTACCTTTGTACATTCTGATCTTCTCCAAAGAACATTGGCTCTTTTGTGAAGTCGATTTCGTTTCTATTAAATACTGTCTTTGCCATGATGTTTATTTATTTTATATTGCACAAGCATCACAATCTTCAGCCGTGTCGTTTTCTACAGTGTTTGTGATAACATCTGCATTAGATTGTGGCTCTATTGTGATATCTTTGAATTCTTCTGCCGCATTTTGGACAGGGGCGACTTCTACCTCAACTGATGAATCAGTTTTGTAATCATATGTATTCTGATAATAACTAGTTTTCCATCCTAGCTTATATGTTGTTAACAGATCTTTAAACATCACACTCATTGGCACTTCATTATTTTCATGCTGTGTTGGATTGTAAGACCAGTTACCTGATATGGCTTGATCAAAGAACTTTTGCATAACTGATATTATGTTAATGTATCCTTCGTTGCCTTCCATGTCCCATAGTAAAGTATAATAATCTTTTAAAGTTTTATACTGTGGTACTATCTGTTTTAATGGACCTTTTTTAGATTTTTTAACTGACAGATATCCTCTTGGAGGTTCTACACCATTTGTTGCGTTACCAACAACTGAAGAACTTTCTGAAGGCATCTGTGCAGATAAAGTTGAGTTTCTTAAACCATTTTCATTTACAAGTTTACGAAGTTTGTCCCAATTTAGTTTTAATGTTGTGTTGCAAACTTCATCTAATTCTTTCTTATAATGGTCAATAGGTAATAAACCATCTGCATATTTTGTTCTTGAATAAAATTCACATTTACCTTTTTCTTTTGCTAGATTTGCCGATGCTTGTATCAGATAGTATTGAAATGCTTCTGATAACTCATGTACAACTCTTAATGCTTTTTTATCTGAATACAACACTTGATTTTTTGCTAGATAATGTGCAAGTCCAATATAACCTACGCCTAAACTACGTCTTGCTTTAGTACTGATTTCTGCGGCTTTGACCGGATACTGTTGATAATCGATAATTTCATCTAATGCTCTTACTGCCAGGTCACATAAGTTTTCTAGCTCGTCTAAATCTTTAATCACTCCAACATTGATCGCACTCAAAATACAAAGAGCAATTTCACCTTCGCCGTCTATGTGTTGTACTGGCACTGTAGGTAATGTGATTTCTTGACATAAATTACTCATGTTAACTTTGTCTTTAAAAGAAGAATGAGAGTTACAGTGATCAATATTCATAATATAGATACGACCCGTCTCTGCTCTTTCTTTAAGTAACTCATTAAAAAGCTGTTGAGCATTAATTTTTTTCTTTGGCGTCTTGGTTGATCTTTCATATTTTAAATATAGATCATCAAATTCTTCTGTACCAAATGCGTCATACAAACCAGGTACATCATGTGGCGAGAACAAACTGATATCTTCGCCTTTTAAAAATCTTTCGTAGAATATTTTTGACAACTGTATCGAGTAATCAAGTTTACGTACTCTGTTATCTTCTGTACCTTTGTTATTTTTAAGTACAAGAATATCTTCGATCTCTTGATGCCAAATAGGAAAATGCACAGTGGCACTACCACCACGTACTCCATTCTGTGTACAACATCTCACAGTTGATTCAAACTTTTTAAGAAACGGAACAACACCTGTGTGTGCTACTTCGCCTCCTCTAATCTTAGAATTGATACCTCTGATACGTCCTGCATTAATTCCAATGCCGGCTCTTTGTGCAATGTATCTACCAATGGCCATATCACTAGAAAAGATTGAAGGCAGAGTGTCGTCTACTTCAACAAGAACACATGACGCAAATTGTTTCATAGGTGTTCTTACTCCTGCCATTACCGGTGTAGGAATATTAATTTTAAAAGTAGAGATTGCATTATAATATTTTTTGATATATTGCATTCTTGTATTCAAAGGATAATCAGCAAATAGTGTTGCTGAAATCATCATGTACATATACTGCGGTGTTTCATATATTGCACCAGAGCTTCTGTCTTGTACAAGATATTTGTCAACTACTTGTCTAAGTCCTGCGTATGTAAAGTTCCAATCACGATCATGTTTTATGTAATCATTCAACTTGTTCCATTCATCATCACTAAACTTATCCAAAATAGCTCTGTCATAAACACCACGTTCGATGTTTCTTGCAACAAGATATCTCAAAGGAATATGTGATTCGGAAGGTAACCATTTTCCAAATACGTGTTTTTGAAGTGAGAAAAGAAGTAATCTCGCCGCTACGTATTGATAGTTAGGAGCGTCAAGTGTGATCAAGTCATTTGCTGATTTAATTAATACTTCTTGAATGTCTTGTGTGGTCATGTTGTCTACAAATTGTAGACCTGAGTTCATTTCAACTTGAGATGATGACACACCTGTTAATCCTTCACAAGCGGCCTGTGTCATCTTGTGAACTTTACTGATATCTAATTGTTCTTTACGACCATCTCTCTTTACGATGAAAAGCTGATCTTGATTGTTTATCTGTTTGTTCATTTTTATCTCTACTAATTTTTTTATTTACAGCTTTTATTGTATAGTCAAAGACTGAAAGCGTCAACAAAAATCTGTAAAAATTGCCAAATTTTTGTGGACAAATGTAGTTATTTTCAAATTTAGGCAGTTAACCAATGTTTTAAAACATAACTTATAGTTGCATTTTGGCTACTGTGTCCATTTGTGTATCTAAATCTAAGTGTTGATCCACTTAGATCTGCACTGAACACAATGTCACTTGTTGATGCTATCTCTGTTCTGTCATCTAGAAGTTCAGCAGTTGTGCCATCTGTTATAATTCTTGCTGTACCTACAGCTTTTGCTGATCCAAATGAAAGACTATAGTCAATAAAGAAACTGTTTGATTTTGTTGTGTCAAATGTTGTTATGTCTTTTGCGCCGCCGCCGAACGTTAATTGTTTTTGATTTAACGAACTCGGCTTAACGAAAATATTGTTTTCAAACACAGGTCTTGAATCCTGTGTGTAGATTTGTATGTTG